GGCGTCTGCATTATATTGGTCTTCCAGCCTTGCGATGACGCCCGCAACATAACTGTCATCGTCATTCTTCGGCAAGGAGAATAAATGCTTTGAGAAGGTTCCCTGTCGAAGATATATTTCAAGCATATCCTCTCCCGTCCACGCAGGATCGACGCCAAGGATTGCCGGTGCCGTTTTATATTCGTGCTCTTGAATAACACGATTCATCGCTGCGTCAATGATGCCTCGGCTGATGAACTGCATTTCACTTGAAGACGGAAATTCTCCCTTCACTCGGACTTTCACGAAGTCGCTGTCTTCGCCTCGCGTTTCTATCCACTCTTTGATTTGTGCTTTATTGCTGATGCTGACGCTTCGGCTGTCCACTCGTCTTGTGTGCCATAGTCTTTTTTCCCTGTGCCAGCAATCATAAAAACGGCCTACGCTCCGCGTCGGGTTTCCGAAAACCGCCCAAATGATTTCGGTGTCTGCATCAGTCATAGCACCTTCCGCAACCTCCCAAATGATATTAGGTATAGCCGACGCCTCGTCGAATATCAGCAGGATTCTCTTGCCTTGATTGTGGAGTCCGGCGAATGCTTCCGGGTTTGATTCATTCCACGGTATCGCATCAATGCGCCAGTTCTTCTCATGGCTCTGCTCCACGCTGAATATTGCTGTCGCCGTGCAAGTGAAAAGGTCTTTCGCAATAAAGCGGTTATACCATTTCTGCACTTCCGGCCATGTTTTTGTTTTTAGCTGCGTATCGGTGTTTGCCGTTACGACGCCGCGCGTGTCTTCGTATGTCGAGATTCCCCATAGAATCAGCCATGCAACGATTGTGCTTTTCCCGATGCCGTGGCCGGATGCTGTTGCTTCTCTTATGACTTGCCCCGGCGTTTTGAGTCCGTCCCGGACGTCAATGAGAAGTTCCTTTTGCCACTCTTCCGGCCCGCTGCAATCTTTCAGCTCGCCTTCGCCCCACGGAAAAGCTGCGTACACGAAGCCAAGCGGATCGTGTGTAAACTCCGCGAGAAATTCCGTAAGCTGTAGCATTTCATTCCTTCGCATTTTGCAATCGCTCCCGCGCCCTCTTCAATGCGTCCACAATTCCAATCTCGCCGGAAACCTCGACCTTGTTGATATATAGCCCGTCCATTTTATTCAGGACGTCCAACGCACGAACCGCATCCTGCCCTTTCGCTTTCGCTATATCCGACAGAATGATTCGCCGCTGCTTCGCGTCGAGAATCTGTGCATCCGCCGCCTTCTCTCGAAGCTCCGCAATCCGGCTACAAATACCAACATTTTCCAACAAACGGGAAGCACTATTCGCCGCAGACTTCGCGCTCGATGCTTTGTAGCCAGCGAGTTTGTAGGCTTCAGCGGCATTGCCGCTTTTCACAAATTCCTCGCAAAACATTTCCTGCTTTCTATTCACGGCAATCACCGCCTTTCCATTCGCCAAATATAAAAGGCGCCGCTGGAAGATTGCGACGCCTTCACCAAAAGGAGGTGCGGAAGTTCTAAGTTTCAAACTCCCGCCATACATATTATACCACCGATTTTTGCGTTTCGTTCCCCGATTAAAGCAAATCCTTTGCCGTCGCATATCCTTCCGCGAACATGAAAATCGCGTCCTGCGTGCGATAGAACTTGCTTCGCTCTATATGTACCCGCCGACAAATCTCATCCCTCCTCCTTCTTCGTTCGGATCGTGGCAACCAATCACGGCATGAAATCACGCTCCTATATATCTCCTGCGCCGCGTCATCCTGCAAGCACCACGCCCGCACCGCCGAGACAACCTTCAGCCAGCGCTCCGGCCATACCACTTTACAGCCGCCCTCGATTTCCACCGCCGGAAGCTCCTCTGCTCGACGGATTGCTTCGCCAGCCGTCGGGTCGGAAATGAACGAGTGACCGGAAGGAGCGCCGCCGGTATGACCACGCGGCGCAAACTTCGCCTCCTCCACTGCATCGAGAATTTCCTTCTCGTGGCAAATCATATATTTAATTCGTCCAACGTTCACATTCCGACTTTCCCATTGCATCGGCAAGCCCTCCCGTCAATACTTTTCAAAGTCCTTGCTCTGTCTCTCTTCTATCTCATCCGCCAGCACCGAGGCCATCATGCACCTCATGCTCGCGTTGATAAGATGGTCTTCGCTACGGTCGCCCTTGCGATACATATTCAAATGCCGGATAGCTCTCGCGGCGTGTTCCTCCGGCGGAATGCTTTTCCACGTTTCGCCCGGATGCTTCACGGCCCCGGCGGTCAATCCGGCGGCCACCTTGTCCAGCCATGCAGCATCAATGAAACGGTACTCATTTTCTTCCTGATCCTGCGGATATTCCATCAGCATCGCCTCGGTGTCTACTTCAAAACTCATTGATTCAGCCCTCCTGCTTATAAATTCAAGCCATTGTTCCGCGCGAAAACGTGGGATAACTTCCACGTCACCAACAAACACTTTCCGGCTCTTGTCAACGTACCCGTAATAATCAACAAATTCGCCCCATGTTTCAGGAAAATCCATGCAATCTACCATCGCCAACCTCCCCCAGCTCATACCTCAAACGGTCTATCTCATCCTGCACTTCATGACGGCTCATGTCTTCCGGGCGGCGGTTGAGGTAATGCGCCTCGTCCGTGTCAGCCTTTGCCCGAAGCTCACGCAAATAATCAATCTGCGCCGCCGTCGGTTTCCTTCTTTCCCACATTGCACCCCGCCTCCGTCATGAAGCCACCGTTTCCTCGTTGCAGTACTCAGGCAAATTCGCCCTCGTCAACGCCTCCGCGAACGGAGGAGGAACGGCATTCCCACACCGCGCCACTTGTGCGCTCTTCGGATAGGTCTTCCCGTTTGCGTCCCGGTCGATTATGTAATCCGGCGGGAATCCCTGCGCGTCAAACAATTCTCTCGGGGCCAGCATCCGCATTCCAATATCCACGATCCGATAAGGCTGGCCTTGAACGATGACAAGCCCGAACCTATCTTTTGCCGTGACCGTATGCAGCGGCTCCTCCAACGATTGCGCTTCTCCTGTCCCGTAATACTTAATCAGGAACGCCTCGACCTCCGCGATATGTTGCCCCTGTGAAGTGATGGTCGCCAGCGGTTTCGTGACCGGCGAGCCTGTGCTGCATCCATACATCTGCATCATGTACGGTGCCACCAATCCGTAACGATTGCTCGCGTCCGTCGTCAACAACGGCGATTCAAGAGACTGCCCGCGCACATCGCTTCTCGATTGCTCGGAATGATATTGAATCAGCAACGGCGCAATCCTCTTTTTCCCGACGTTGACAACGAACGGATTCGGATTGTCAATCACAAACTTTTTCAATCCGCGTGCGATTCGTCGCATTGTATTATCACAAAGCGGCTTCTCTCGCTCGAATATGGATTTACATTCTATCGACCAATCAATAATTTCCGATGCCGTCCGCCACGGCTTCATGGCTCCCGCCCTAACAAAGATGCTGTCAGGATCACCGTGTGTCGGCTCCGGCCATCGAATCGGCTCACCGTCGCAACGTGCAATCAGGAAGAATCTTTTCCTAACCGTCGGCGCTCCATAATCGCAGGCCCTCAATTCCCGCCAATCTACACTGTACCCATACCGGCAAAGCGCACGCACGAAGCGCTTGAATGTCCGGCCTTTTTTATCCTTGTCCGGCCTTCCGTCCGGCAGGAGCGGCCCCCACGTCTGAAACTCCTCGACGTTCTCCAACATGATAACCCTCGGCTTGACGAGACGCGCCCATTTGACCGCTACCCATGCAAGCCCTCGAATGGATTTATCGACCGGCTTTCCTCCTTTCGCCTTGCTGAAGTGCTTGCAGTCCGGCGAAAACCATGCAAGCGCAACCTTCCGCCCACGGCAGGCCTTCACCGGGTCAACGTCCCACACTGATTCGCAATAGTGTTCTGTCGCCGGATGATTCGCCTTGTGCATTGCGATTGCCGCCGGATCATGATTGATTGCTATATCCACACTTTGACCTATTGCCATTTCAATTCCCGTCGAAGCTCCGCCCCCTCCGGCGAAATTATCGACGATGATCTCCCCGAATAAACTCATCTTCCAGCCTCCCACTCCCGATAGATGGTGAAGAAGTCCGACGCCCTCAACGTAACAAGCCAATCCTCGCGGCTCCGTTTATGCGCGACGATAGGGATTTCTCCCGGCGCTGCATCTGCCACGCTCTGACTCATCCACTCACGAATGCGAACCGCCTCGCAGAATTTTATTTCCTGATGGATGCCAGGAAGCCCGATGACGTCGGCGACCTCGCTTCCCTTTTGGTAAAGCTGACACCCGCGCTCCGCTTCATACCCTTCAGCACGGCAGACGTCGCGCCACATTCTCTCACCACGAGCGCCTTTGTCGCGAGAAAACTTACCCATGCTTCAGCCCCCTTGTCCGAAGAAATTCGTCCAGCTCCATCTCCATCGGAAATTGAGGAGCATATAACGCGCAATTATGAAGGCCGAACACGTCTATATAACCAAATGGGCAATCACATATTGCGTCTTGGTTGATGTGCTCCTCACAATACCTTTGAACAGTCAGCGCCGCTTGCGCCATATCCTCACGCGTTTCCTTCATGCACGCCTCGCCTCCGCCAGCTCAACAATCTTTCCTTTCGCCAACTTCGCCCGCGCATTCGGCAAAGCATTCAGGACTGTAATATTCTCGCGCTCGGTTTTCTGACTCTGCACGACCTCGGTGTAAATCCTCATGAATTGAGCGCGGGCCGTGTTCGTCTGCTTCTCCTCGACCATCATCAGCTCGACCTTGCCGAACCGCTCCAGCGCCTTTTGAACCTCCGGGCAGGAAAACGTCCACGGACGTTCGAGGCCGTTTCTCTTCGCCTGTCGAATTACCTCTTCCCACGCGGCCCCTGCATCCGGCAGGCCGGAACCTCCCGCCGTCTCTCGAATGGAATTTCTCGCTTCGATGATCTCGGCAATCGTCGGGAAAAACTTCACCGTGTTCAATAGCTTCAGCATCGCGGCGTTTACCTCTTCCGGCTCCATCTGCAAAGACAAGGCCCGTGCATAAATGGGCCATGCCTCCGGCTGCATCTTCACATTTGGAAACGCCGCTGCATACGGCTTCAATACCTTCAGGATTTCAGTCTCTCGTGTCACGCCGTCCCCTCCTCTTGGCTCTCGAAAAACTCAATAGCTCGGTCAATATCG